ACGTAGAATCGGGTAGGGCTAAGAGAGTAGGACTTGTTGGAAGAACTGCCGCAGACGTGCGCGACGTTATGGTGGAAGGACCGAGTGGTTTGATTGCCGTAGCTTCTCCAGACATGCGCCCAGTGTACGAACCTTCTAAACGCAGGCTTGTTTGGCCCAATGGCGCGATGGCTACGATGTTTAGCGCCGAAGAACCGAAGTTACTCCGTGGGCCGCAATTTGACATAGGCTGGTGCGACGAGCTTGCCGCGTGGAAATATACAGAATCTTTCGATCAAATGATGTTTGGGCTACGCCTAGGTAACGATCCTCGTTGCATAGTCACGACAACGCCTAGACCAGTGCCCGTTATTCGTGAACTGCTAAGTAATGAGTCCGTTGTGCTAACCAAGGGGAACACTTACGAAAACAGGTCTAACTTAGCGCCGCAATTCTTTGATGACATTGTAAGGAGGTATGAAGGCACGGCATTGGGTAGGCAGGAGATATACGCGGAAGTTATCGACGAGATGCCGGGTGCTTTGTGGACGAGGGAACTTTTGGAAACATGCAGACCTTTAGAAGTACCAGACTTGGTAAGGGTAGTAGTTGCAGTCGATCCTTCGGTTGAAGGGACGAGGAATGAAACGGGTATTGTAGTCTGTGGGTATGGTGATGACGGAAAAGGATACGTACTTGCCGACAGATCAACAATGGGTTCTCCTGATCTTTGGGCAAGGCGTGTTGTGCAAACCTACCACGACTTTCAAGCAGACAGGATTATCGCAGAGGTAAATCAAGGCGGCGAAATGGTTGAGCGCGTATTGCGCACAGTGGACGAAGATATACCGTATAAAAAGGTTCGTGCGTCAAAAGGCAAAATCGCTCGCGCCGAGCCCATAGCCGCATTTTATGAACAAGGTAGAGTGTTTCACGTGGAACACTTTTCTAAACTAGAAGATCAAATGTGTTCTTATGTTCCGGGCGACCCAAAATCCCCCGATAGATTAGATGCTCTCGTTTGGGGTTTGTCTGAAATTATGCTAAACCGTAAGGTGGTACGAGAATACCAAGTTAGCAATTTTGGAGTGAGGCCAACCCCGTGGAAAATATAGAAAGTGTAGGGTGCGGGTATCCCACACTGTATAGCGGTGTAGAGAAAGATAGCATCGAAACTTTTTTAACTGAGGAAGATCTTCTTGCTAAAAGAGCCGTTCGTGTTTTTCATAGGTCGGTAAGTTCAAAAGTTAGACCCCTAGAGCGTGCGCTAAACAGTTACTTCAAAAAGTTTGCTAGAAATAAACTAAATACCCTACGCAGAAACGGAACCCTTCGGCTTTTCGCGGGAGGCAATGTAGCCAAACTTTATAAAGCCGAGGCCATTATATCCAAAGCGCTGCCGAGAGAAGATGAAGAAGCGTTTGTAGATCTTATTTTGAGATACGGCGATATTGCTAGGGACGAAGAAGCAAACAAAATCCTCAAAGAGTATGAAGAAGTATTGCCTCTTATTTGGCCGTCTTCTTTCTATACGGCGAAAAGACGAATACTGGGGGAAACAATCCGTAACCTAAACGAAAAGACTGAAAACATTATTCGCGACACACTTGTTTTTTCTACGCAAACTACAATTAGACCTACTACGTCTAGTTTAGCGCGCAGTATTTCTGATTCTCTCATGGGCGTTACAGGTATTCTTGGAACGTCTGAATCTAGAAGGATAGCTAATACGGAAATACCCTCGTTCAAAAACTTTGGTAAACATGCTGCATACGCAAAGTCGGGGATTAAAAGATTACGATGGGTGTCTATCATCGATAGTCGCACAAGACCCGCACAAGAAAAGAAACCTCGCGCAAATCATATTATGATGGACAAAAGGGAAACTGATGTTGGTGTAGCTTTTGATATGGCTGTGTCGGGCGCTAAAATGTTTTACCCCGGCGACCCCAGCGGCCCACCATACGAAGTTATAAATTGCAGATGCACCTTAATCCCTATAGGAAAACCTAAGAGGTAATAATGGAAACTACTCCTAAAAACGGAACTTCCGTTTATAAAAAAGATAAAGAAGAAAGAGTCGACCTCGATGTCATAGGTTCTACAGGTCTAAAAAGATTTGATGGGCTGATCAGTGAAGAATGGCTACCGCAGCTAAAAGGCATAGCGGCTGTAAACATATTTAGGCAAATGCGGGATAACGATCCCATTATAGGTGCCTTTATGTTTTCGGTTGAGTCTTTGATTAGACAAGTTAGATTTTACGCGCAACCGGCTAATAAAAGCCTAGACGCGATAAAAGAGGCCGAATTTTTAGAAAGTTGTATGGAGGACATGAACCATACGTTTTCAGATCTTTTATCTGAAGTAATGTCAATGCTCGTTTACGGCTGGTCTTACTTTGAGCTTGTTTACAAAATAAGAAAAGGACCAAACCAAAAAGACTCTAAGTACCGCTCAAGGTACTCAGATGGAAAGATAGGTTGGCGAAAAATATCTACACGCGCACAAGATACTTTAGAGCGCTGGGAGATAGACGAAGGCGGCGGGATTAAAGGTCTTTGGCAAATAAGCCCCCCTACATACTCTCTTGTCTATGTGCCGATAGAGAAAGCAATTCTCTTTAGGACACAGACTAACAAAAATAACCCAGAAGGCCGCTCTGTTCTTCGTAATGCTTTTAGGCCTTGGTATTTCAAAAAGAAGCTAGAAGAAATTGAAGCCATAGGTATTGAGCGTGATCTAAGCGGTCTTCCTGTTTTAGAGGTTCCTCCCGAGATTATGGCGTCGGGCGCATCAGCGGCAGATAAAACTTTACGTACTGACCTAGAAAACATGGTTCAGCAAATAAAGCGGGACGAACGAGAGGGCATGGTGATACCTTCTGAGCTAGACCAAGACGGTAAGCCAACGGGTTATCGCTTTAAGTTGCTGAGTTCTGGTGGTCGTCGCGCAGTTGACGTAGACGGCGCAATAAAAAGATATGAATCTCGTATGGCTATGTCGGTCATGGCTGAATTTTTGATGTTGGGCATGGACAAGGTTGGTAGCTTTGCTTTGGCTTCAACTAAAACACATATGTTTAGTGTAGCACTCGGCTCGATCATTGACTCAGTTTGTCAAACTTTCAATCGCTTTGCCGTGTCGAAGTTAATGACTCTAAACGGTGTGCCTGTAGAAAACTGGCCTACGTTAGCGCACGGCGACATCGAATCGCCCGAACTAAAAGAAATCGCAAACTACGTTGTCGGCCTCACCGATTCTGGAATAATTGTACCGGATGAGCGCCTAGAAATACGACTCCGCGAGATTGCGGGTCTACCAATGCCCGAGGATACGTAATGGCAGAAACAAAAAAAGACTTACCTGTGCTAACCAACGGCAGAGGCCCTTACTCTAGATACGGAGGCTCCGCAAAATACTCAGGACTAATCGCTAGCCTAGCGCCCGACCATACAAAGTACGTTGAGCCCTTCGCTGGTGCGGCATCTGTTTTTTTTACAAAGGATAAAGCGTCTAAGTCCGTATTAGCAGATTTAGATGACGAGCTTATAAACGCACTCAAACAAATAAAAAGCGGCGGTAAAGAACTCATACGTGCCCTTATGGGGCGCGAGCGTATGGTAACAACTGAGAGATTCAAAAAGCTGGTTAGAAGTAAGCCCAAAGGTGCCATAGACAGACTTCATAGGTTTTTGTTCATCCAAGGCGCAGGCTACTCAGCTAAACATTGTGGACCACCACCAGAAGCTAAGAAAGGTAAGCCAGCATATAACCCACAAAGGCTAATGCCTTTTATGGAAAAGCTAAAAGGAGTCTCGATTGAGAAGTCTCCTTTTGAGCAAACACTTGCAAGGCATGACAGTAAAGACACGTTCTTCTTTATTGACCCTCCTTACCCAAAAGAATGGAAGAATACCGCCGACGATATAGACCGCGAGAGGGGTGAGGAATTTCTAGACGTTCCAAAGTTCGTGAAAGCCGTTAGAGCACTGAAGGGAAGTTGGATTGTTGCGCTAGGCGATAACAAGGAAAACATAAATGCGATAAAAGCCCTAGGTGGAACTATCTTTTATAAAAGGGGTACAGAAACAACAAATACCGGAGGCACAAAAGAAGCCAAAAGATATTTCTCAGCTAACTTTGATATAAAAACGGCAATTAGACAAAAAGCGATTATGGTTTCTGGCGGCTTTTCTAAGCTGGTTGTTACTAAGGCTCTCATGCAACCGGCTAAAGACGAGAGTAATCGCGACTTCATGGTTAGGTTTATGGATGATCCTAAATCGACCGAAGAATTTCCAGATACCAAACAGAGGCACGCTGTAGGGATGCAAATTTGGGAAAGGACCAAAAAGGCGATTGAGAAGCGTTTAGCCTTATGGGGTTCTACGGCTGGAAAGTCTAGAGTTGCAAAACGTGTTATCCCAATGATTCCCGAACATAAAACGTATGTTGAGCCGTTTGCTGGGGGCGCTGCTGTATTTTACGCAAAGCCAAAGGAAATGAGTAAAAACGAAGTTCTATCGGATACACATACAGAAGTAGCCTTTTCATTCAAATACGTTAGAGATGGTTCGGATAGAGACTTCGATGGTGTTCGCCGTAAGAATTGGATTGTTTCTAAGGAGCAGGCCAGAAAGGTCCATGACCTAAAACCATCTAAAGGGGATGATAGGTTCTATAGGTTTGCATACAAACGGTATGCCATGTTCTTTAGAAACGAGAACAGAATTACGGCAATAGATCCTTCAAAGGCCGGTAAAAAACCTACACTTATAAACAACTTAGAAAAAACAAGGGAGCGCCTAAAGGGTGTAAAAATTCATAACGAAAGTTACGAGAAGATATTCAAGGCGTATGACGGAAAAGATACTTTCTTTTATTTGGATCCTCCTTATCCTCGTATTGCGCAAGAAGTAGGCGAAGACCAGTTCGACGAGCCAGCCTTTATAAAGAGGCTTGAAAACCTAAAAGGTAAATTCCTTTTACACTATGACTACCGAGATAAGTCTAAGTTCTTGAATAAGGGATGGAATGTAAAGGTTATTTCCGTAGCTAAGACTGGGGGCTATACAACGGCAACTGTCGCTGGGAAGCTACTTGAGGTCACGAACTATACGCAGACCAAAAAAGCAGAAGAACCTAAGCACTTTGGTAGTGGCGAGAACATAGACGTATTTGGTTACAGGACTAAAAATTTCGATACTTGCCGTAGCGCGGTTACGCTCTTTAGAAAGTTAGAAAAGACTAAAGAGAAAGAAACACAAGGCCACGTCATAAAAGCAGCGAAGTATCTCGACGCATTTTTTGGTATTGAAAAGAAAGTTGTGTCGGAAGGCTACGCGAGTGAAGAAGACGGAGGACTTGCATTAGATCTAGCGATTCTTTTTGCCTACGAAGTAGGTATCGTAGCAGAAAGAATGAGCCGATCTTTTGATAGAGATATTGTGTTTCTCAAAATGCACTTTCAAGAGATAGGTAGCAGGATGGGTCTAAAAAAGGCCGAGATTGATTATGCCGATCCAAAAAATGAAAAGTATCCAATAGATAGCTATGAGCATGTTAGGGCAGCAATAAGCTACTTTTCTATGCCAAAAAATGCGGATAAGTATTCGGATAAAGAACAAGCACAGATTTGGGGCAGGATAAAGGCTGCTGCTAAAAAATTAGGTATAACACTGAGTCCTGACTCGGGGCCTCCTGGTTTACAAGAAAAAGACATTTCTAATTCTATGTATAACAACTGGCTTATTCCCGTTATAAAAACAGACGAAGACGAAAAAATAGTTACAGGAATTGTTTTGGAGCCCGATGAGGTAGACGCACAAGGAGATACAATTTCTAAAGAGGCTATAAAGGAGGCGGCGCATAAGTTTCTGTCAAAGTTCAACAAGGATACCGAACTTGGATTTATGCACAAAGCCTTCGGTGATTTAGGAATGGGTCTTATTGAAAGTTGGGTCGCCAGAGAAGATTCTGACTTTGGTGGAAGTCCTGTAAAATCGGGGTCTTGGCTTATGTCCGTACAAGTATCGGACAACGAAAAGCTGTGGGAAAAGATAAAATCTGGAGAAATCGCCGGATTTTCGATCGGCGGTGTTGCAAGGGTTTCTAGGTAAGGGGTTGCATTACTACATGGTTTTTGTTACCTCAAAGGTGGTTCGTTTCAAACAATGACATCCTCCACAAATGAGCGGAATAAAAAACCGCGTGAATTATTAGACCTCGACATTAGAGAAGTTTCATTAGTTGACCGGCCAGCAATACGCCGAAAGTTTTTAGTCATTAAACGTGACGAAGATGGAGAAAATATGAGTGACGAGCAAGCATTATCTTCTGAGCCGCAAGATAACTTTATCTTTGATGAGGTTGTCTGCAAAGACGAAGAAGTTAAAAAAGCCAACGATAGTTCTGGAGAAGATGAGTCCGAAGAAGAAGAAGACGAGGACGAGTCTAAAAAACCTAATAAAAATAAGGCCAAGGCTAAGGGTAAAACCGCAGCTAAAGATGCGCTAGAGGCCGAGTCTGAAGACGAAGACGAAGACGAAGACGACGACGAAGCTAGCGAAAAGAAAAAGAAAAAAATAAAAAAGGAGACTATGAAGATGGCACAACCCCAGGCTTCAATTCCGGTTTCTTTCTCCAAGCGCGACGATGGTTCTTACGATCTAACGGGCGTTCCTGAAGAAATGCAAGCCACTGTAGAACAACTATGTAAAGCACAAGACACAGCAGTCCAAAAAGCTGTGGAGCTTGAAGAAATCCTAAAGGCGGAACGCGACGAGCGACTACGCCGAGACTACGTCGAGAAGGCCGAAAAAGAATTTTCTAGCCTTCCGGGTACTTCCGTTGAGATCGGGCTTTTGCTCAAGACTCTCAATGACTTGGACAAAGACGTAGCGGAAAAAATTGAAGGCGTTTTCGCGACCGTAAATGCACAACTTGAAAATGGCACTATGCTACAAGAAGTTGGCAACGCAGCGTCCGACGCCGAAACAACCGCTTGGGGTCGCATTGAAAAGCAAGCCGCTGAAATGATGGCTTCCGGCGAAGTCACTAAGGCGGCTGCAATCTCTAAAGTTTTGGAGATGAATCCAAAACTTTATCAAGATTACCTAAAAGAAGGGGGTAACTAAATAATGGCATATTCAGAAAGTACAACCATTATAACTTTGCCAGCATCGGCTGATCTATCCGCAAACCAGTATCGCTTCGTTACAGTTGATACAAGCGGGCAAGTCGAACTAACAGCCGCAGACGGTAACGCTGTAGGTATTCTACAAAACACACCGGATGCGCAAGGACGTGCTGCTTCAGTTCTGATTTCAGGCGTAAGCAAGTTGGCTTGCGCTGGTACTGGCTCAGGAACCAGAGCTGGATGGAATATCGGTAGTGGTGCAAACGGTCTAGGAGTGGAAAAAGGGTCCGGGCCCACGCTTGGCATTTGTGTCGAGACAGCCACGAACGTTAACGAAATTGCGACTGTTGTTTTCAGTCCTAACGGCACCGTGGCTTAGGGAATAGGTGAATAATAATGAGTAATCCAACTGCTAGTTCAGTTCACGTCAACACTCCGTTGACGAATATCAGTGTGGCCTACAGCCAAGCGGCTGATAAGTTTGTCGCCCATCGCGTGTTTCCTGTAGTTCCTGTCGTTAAACAAAGCGACCGTTACTACGAATACGACAAAGACGATTGGCTTCGTAGTGAGGCGGAACTTCGCGCACCTGGCTCAGAAAGTGCCGGTGGCGGTTATCGTTTGACGAATACCAGCACTTATTATGCTGCCGTAAATGCCATCCACAAAGACGTTGATGATCAGACCCGCGCTAACGCAGATCCAGTTATCAATATGGACCGCGATGCTACCGAGTATATTACGCAACAACTTCTTATGAAACGTGAGAGGGATTGGGCGAGTACGTTCTTTCAACTACTTACTTGGACAGGATCAACAACGGCTACTGATATTGGTATCGGTACTGGTGTTACTACCCGGTGGGACGCTACGTCTTCAACGCCTATTACGGACATCGCACTACAAGCGGCTTCTATGATGCAGAAGACAGGCCACTATCCTAATACGTTAGTAATTCCACCCGACGTTTACAATGCTTTGATCAACAATGATGATATTGTGGATCGCATTAAGTACACGCAAAAAGGTGTTGTAGGTCGTGACCTACTTGCTAATGTGCTTGGTCTTGATCGCGTTGAGGTTTGTTGGGCAACTAACAATACCGCAGTCGAAGGCGCAGCCGCTTCGATGGCGTTTATCAACTCATCTAAGGACGCATTATTGTGCTACTCGGCACCGGCACCCAGCCTTTTGAAACCATCGGCAGGATACACATTTACGTGGAGCGGCTATACTGGCGCTCAAGACGGTATGCGAATCTCTCGTTTCCGCATGGATCATCTTAAGGCTGATCGCGTTGAAGGCGAACTTGCCTACGCGCAGAAAATTATTGGTGCAGACCTCGGAGTGTACTTCGATAACATTATCACCTAGAGAACGGGCGTATGACAAAGCGAGTAGCGGTTGGGCCAAAAAATAGGCGCGGGTTCAGGATATATGATTCTGACGGTAAACTTAAGATTTACCGTAGAGGTGAGTTATTACCAGAGGGAACTGACTTACCTTCTCGCTACTTCCGCGACAAGCGTGCTGTATGGGTTGACGAGACTCCTGTGAAAAAGGAATCTCCTAAACCAACTCCGAAGACGGAGGAGAAAGCTGACAAATCGGCAACTCCCTCGCCGTCTTCGGAGGGTGCGGGAGTTTCTGTCCCGCACCCTCTAGAAGTAAGCGGGGCAACGGAAAATAAATCGGCTGAGAAGAAGACAAAGCGTAAACGTAAAAAGCTGTTTAGCGGCGAATGAGGGCAGGAACGAACGCTTGCCCGTGCATAAGGAGGCGTAAAATTGACCTGGACCTATTCTGGAGATCCGGCAGGTTCGGATCTCGACAAAATACGCTTTCTCGTTTTTGATACGGATACGAACGAACAACTTCTCAACAACGAAGAAATTGCTTGGCTACTCAGCGAGCAAACGAACGTCTATATGGCGGCTGCTAATGCTGCTGAAGCTATCGCAGCTAAATTTGCTAAAGATATTACTCGTAATGCGTTAGGCCTAAGTGCGTCTGTAGGTAACCGCGCTGCTTTCTATTTAGAGCTAGCAGACAAGCTAAGGGCGCAAATGTCTACCACTAATAAGCATGGTGAAGTATTTGCTGGTGGGCTAACAATTAGCGGCAAGATTGCCCTAGACGATAATACTAACGCTGTTCAACCCGCTTTCAAAATAGGTCAATTTGATTGGAACGGCCCTAATGACGGCGCAAACTGGACGGATCCAAAATGAGAATGAGGATCAGTTTACAGAATCCACGCTCGATCAAGCACATGGATAATCTATACAAAAATCTAGACAAGACGTTTAGAGATAGCCTCTTAGCTGCGGGCGATACAGCAATTCGTGTTATCCGCGATACCATAAACAATAAATGGGTTGGTGTTACTAACTACGGAATTTCTGATGGTACTCTAGCCAATTCCTTCAAGGAACTCAGGCTTAGCATTTCAGGCTACAGAGGCAGCATCACTATAGGGCCGACAGGAAAGGCCGAGGATTACGCCGCTATACATGAGTATGGGGGTATAATAAAGAAACCGGGTGGTTACCTAGCTATTCCTCTTGAGAGGGCGCAAAAGTTTTTTGGTGGTGACCTTGATGAGCACCGTGTTTTCAAAGGTAAATACCTAATCAGACAAGCGACCATAACACCGAAAGGTTACATTGCTAAATCTATACCCGAGATCTTAATCCAGGTAACAGATGTTGTAAAAATAAAATATGAAAGTGCTTGGGCTAAGGCGCAGAAGGGTAAATAAGTGGCTACCCCTTCCAGAAAGCTAATAGTCGATAACCTAAAGACGACATTGGAAACTGTTACGGTTGCTAATGGCTATAAGTCTACGGTTACAAAGGTAGAAGTATTAGCTAAAACATGGCTTCAGGTGTCCGAGGTAATAAGGCCTTGGCTGGGTATCGTTCCTCAAGAAACTAGGTATCAACATTTGCCAGGTAGCTTAGTGCGTTCCGTGTTTCATATTGATATAATAGGCCATGTTGCTAACGGTACTTACGAAGAAAAGCGTGACCGATTGGCAGACTTGCTAGACGATATATGGGGCGCATTAAACGTAGATCTCACAAGAGGGGCAAACGCGGTAAATACAATGATTACAAAATCTGAGACTGACGAAGGTGCCCCAGAAGCGGAAGGCACTCTTGTTATAGGGTTAGACGTAGTTTATATGAGAACTGCGGGGAGCACATGAAATGACAGCATTTAGGTACATAGGACCATCAAAGCGTATCAGGTTTATGGGCATGTCGATAAACATAGGGGACACATTTTCCCCACCCGATAAGCTAGTAGAAGCCTTTAATAAGCACAACGGATTTGAGGCGATTGAAGAAACTAAGCCTAAGTTATCTAAGCCTAAATCATCAAAAAAATATAAGAAACCGGCTGAGTTACCCGAGGCCGAGAAAGAAGAAACTTCTAAGGAGTAAACAATGGGTCAAGCCAAACTTCACGCTCTCGGGCGTAATCTAAAATATTTCGTAACACCAGAAACGACACTGGGAACTTATGTAGCACTTGTAGATCCGGCTACGGGTGGATCAACCACCAAAGGTATGCGTGTTCTTTCTTCAGCGATGGAGTACGCGCAAGAACGTGTAGATCGCGCAGATGCGCGAGGCGATACACGGTCACTTTCAGACCGCATTACTCGTCGCGTAAACTGTACCTATAGCGTAGAGAGTTATCTATTGCCCAGCGGCACTGCGGGCAATGTTCCCGATGCTGATCTTTTATTCACGGCTGTTATGGGCGCTGAAGAAGACGGTAGTGTAACAGTAGGCACTGTTGGTCCGGCTACGGGGGTCAAATATACTCTCACAGCTACCCAAGCCATGCCTTCTGTATGTCTTACTAGAGAAACTGGCGGCGTTGTTCAACAACGTATGCGAGGTTGCTATGTGGGCGAGATGACTATTACAGGTTCCGGCAGTGACGAACCCAAAGTCTCCTTTAGCGGCACAGGCATTGACATGACGAATGTTGGCCGCACATTGGCGGACGGGCCAGGAACGGCAAGTCTATCTTTAGACGTTACGGCAAGCACGGGTTTACAGTTAGGGACACCTACAGTAGCCAACCCTATCCAGATAGATATTGGGAGCGTTGAGAACTATGACGTAACTAATGTAACAACGGATACAGCAACAATCGCCCCTGCCGCGACTTGGGTAGACGGCGACGTTATCAAACCTTACTCTCCTCCGCTCGCTGATAACGGCGTGCCGATTAATGGTGTTTCTGGGAGCGTAACGATTGGCGGGCTACCTGCAAGTTACGCATCAATGCCTATTACTGCGTTTGATGTAACGGTAAATAACAACACGAAGGCGCTCAATGATGAAGCGTTTACCAATTTGATGACGGACTTCATTCCTGGTTTTCGTAGCGTGACTGGAAACGTCACTGTACGCGCTAACCAAGAACAAATTCTTGAGTTGAACAAGCGCAGAGATTTTGGTGTCCGTGAAGTTGAGATGATCCTTGGAGATTCTACGGATACTGGTAACTATGCGGTTATTTACATGAAGGCATGTGAGTTCGGCTTTGGCGCGTTAGAGATTCCAGAGGCCGAGGAAGCAACATTTACACTTCCATTTACGGCGCTTGCACACGTCGATGGGGCTGTAACAACAGAAAACGAGATTGTTCTAGGATTTTTCTAGGATTTTTCTAGGATTTTTCTAGGATTTAGCTAAATTTTAAGAGGGAGAAAAAATGGCTAGAGTAGTAAAACGAATTGATGAAGAAACATGGTATGTGCCGGATATAGAAGATAACCGAAATGACCCCGAACCTTTTGCGGTTCTTATCTCGCCCCTTAGTGGTTCTGAGATGAGGAAACTAGAGCAAGCAGGGATGCAAAGCCTTACTAAAAGCAGAGGCCAAGTAAATGTCTACAAAAGGATTCAGGATATTCAAGAAAGAATAATTAGAGATCGCGTATTAGAGGTGAAGAATTACTCTGTTGCAAAAAAGGACGGCACTATTTTTGAGCCTACTAATGGCAAAGAGCTTTTAGATGCTGTTTTACTTTCTGGTGCGGCCGAAGCCGAAGTCATTGACGACATCGTGGAGGCAATGAAGGACGCATCTAGGCTTGAGGAAGGGATACTAAAAAACTCGAATTAGCAGTCCGATTCGCGGCAAGTGGTGATGAGGCTACTTGGTCATGGGGCTGCTCAATGTGTAAAGGAGAACCGGAGGGAGATAATAAACGTAGGCTTAGAAACTGTGGCGCAGATGAGAATCCTAACATAGCTTGGGAATGGATGCCGGGGTTGAGAAGATGCCCATGGAGCCAACTAAGTGATGAAGTTTGGGTAGCGTATAGTTGGTGGCAAGATTGGAAAGTGCTGAATGCTTTACCGTGGGGCGGAGATGATCTCATGGAACAGCCCGCATATGTAATTGAAGTAATCAGACGATGTGAAGGAGTGCTTCAAACAGTAGAGTCCGAGATGCACGAAAAACATCAAAAAGAAATGGAAAGATCTCACAGGAAAGCGAGTAGAAATGCCTAGGTCTAATATTGAAGTTGAAATTTCTGTTATTGATAAAGCCTCTAAACTAGCTGCACTCGTCACTAAAGAGTTAAAGAAGATGGGCGCGACCATCGATGAGGCGACGAAAAAAGAAAGAGCACAGGCCAAGGAAACCGAACGTCTAGCCAAGACTTTTGGTACGGCAGAGTTCAAAGCCCGCGCATTAGAAAAAGCAGAAAAGAATCTAGCAAGAACGCAACTTGCCGCAGCGATTAGAAAACAAGAAAAAGCATTTGAGGCGACGGCGATAGCTGCCGGTAAACTGACCAGGGCTACGTCTAGGTATAATCGCGAAGCGAAGAAGACCGAGATACAAAACAAGAAAACAAAGTCTTCTTTCAGTAGGCTAGGCACAGCCGCGATGAAAGTCTTCTTCATTTACGAAACAGGGCTCCGTATAGCGCGGATAGCCATGCGGGCGTTTATTACGCCTATGGTTGAGGCTATAAAGTCTTTTCAGGCATTTGAGAAAGGGATGGCCGAAGTCAAAACTTTATTTGGCTCAGAAATGGTCGCAGAAGCGTCTGCTATACCTCAACTTACAAAATACGTAGAAGATCTATCTATTCAAATGGGCAAGATGCCCGTAGATACGGCAAAGGCCCTTTACTTTGTAGTCTCGGCTGGTGCGACAGACGCCGCTGCCGCCCAAAATGTATTGCGATCTTCTATGATGTTATCAACGGCTGGTCTTGTTGATGCTGAAACGTCCGCTAAGGCTTTAGTAACAGTAATGAACGCTTTCGGCGTTCCTTTTGAAAACGCTGAAAGAGTAGCAAACCTTTTCTTTATTACCGTCCAAAAAGGCATTACTACCGTAAAAGATTTAGCAAATAAGATTGGGCGCGTGGCGGGTATGGCAGGGGCCGCTGGAATGGATATGGAAGCTATGTTCGCTTTTATCGCAGCCGGAACAAAGGTAACAGGACTTACTGCTGCTACGATCACAGGTCTGCGTTCTGCTATTAAGTTGCTGTTAAACCCAGGTAAAACGGCCATAGAGACTTTCGACAGACTTAATGTTGCTTGGGGAGCGAACGCGCTCACTGGCAGGAAATTTATAGATTTTATTCAATCACTTAAGCATAGGCTAAATAGCGTCAATCCAGCGATACGCATTACGACCCAAGAACTAATGCGGATGATCCCTAACCAGAGAGCTAATGCGGTTATTTTGGCACTTCTAAAAACTAGAGTAGATGACGTAGGCAATGCATACACTCTTATGAAGGATAAGGTTAAGAGTAATGGTGTAGCGGTTGCGGCTACAAATAAAATTATGGAAACGTCGGCCTTCAAACTTGAGCAACTTAAAGCAACTTTTGAAGTTCTTAAAGTTAGGTTTGGTGAGTTCATTACAGAAAACGCCGAATTGGGCTCAATTTTTGAGGGCATGTCTATAGGCCTTATGGCCTCGGTAGAAGCCTTTCGTGAAATTGCCGAAAAAGATAAGGAGGTAAAAGACCTCAATAAAGTTATGAGCGACTTGGGGGAAAGCGCCGTTTTCTTTGGAATGATAATGGGAACCGTTGTCTTAAGGGCGATGATGTCAATGGCTGACTGGCTCGGCACAGTAAACGTACTCGCAGCAAAACTAAGTGCTACATTTGGCGATGTTGGCGGTCTAACGGAAGAACCCCCTGCTTGGTATCATCAGCTTCTCGCAACCGAAAAAGTTGCTACGCGAAAGATCGTGACGGGCAGAACCAAAGCAGATGTGAGGCTAGGCGAGGGTGGGATTATGGACCCCGGTGCTTTCCAAAAAGTTCGTGGTTCAGAAAGAAAACTTCAAGTTACAGAAGCATCTTGGATAAATATACCTACGCTTGAAAAGCAGCATAACGCAGTTCAAGGTATGTTGTTTAAGTTGGTTGGGGCGCGTGACAAAGCCGCAGACGAACTAAAAAAAATAAATGAAGAAATTGCCGCATCTGAAGACAAAAAAACAGCAAGAGCAAAGATAGCCCTCGAAAAATTAGCCGAGGCATATAAAAAAGAAAGTGAAGCAGACCAAAAAACCGCAAAAGGTAAACAGCAGTATATTGCTGCGGTGAAGGAAGTTGCTAAACAAAATCGAATTTACCAGAGGGTGTCAAAACGAACGTCGGCTGCTGATAAAGCAAACTTAAGTAGGTCGGAGGCGCTTACGACAGAACTTAAAAAACGCGCCGTGGAGATCAAACGTCTAAAGAAGTTTGAGGAGGGTCTGACAAAGCAAAAGAAGGCTATCCTAGGTGCCTATGACAAAGAGCGTGACCACGTAAAAGCAGCGGAAAAATCGCAGAGAGATCTCTCGGAGGGCATAAAACTTACCACCGAAAGGCTCGCCCAATTTGAAGCCGCTATGTCCACAGTAAAACTTAGTCCTGAGTTTGAGAAAAAAGTGAAAGGTTTGAAGGGGCTAGTGGCAGCGGATATGTCGTCGAAAATAGTGGACGCCCAAGGCGCGCTTGATGAACCGGGGGGCACAGGCAAGGGCAAAGGCATCAATAAAGCGGCAGTTATAAATAAAATTAGTACCCGTTATGCTAAAGATCTTATTGCTGCGGAGATAGAAGTGAATACCGAGCTTCTTAAGCGAATAGGCTTAACCGTAACCATAGAAACAAACGAAGTAAGACTAATTCGTCTGACCAAAGCCCGCGCCAGAATAAAGCGAAGCCTGTCCGAAAAAGAGGCTAAAGTTGCTAGTGCAGGTTTCTCTTTAGCTAGAAAAGCTCATAGCGCAAAACTAACAGACATAAAAGAAGCAGCTAAAAAAGAAATAGCGGTTCTAAATAGCGATTACGAGAAGAACAAGTGGGTTCGGGAACAAGTAACAAAAGTAGCCCAAGCAGAAATGGCCAAAGAACTTGCCTCTCTAGAAGACAAAGGATTAAAGGGAGAAAAATTAGAAAGTGCTAGATACGCAGCAAGAACAACAATCGTTGAACGGTTTACTGCGGGTGTAAAAGAGCATGTATCTCAGCTTAAAAAAGACGTGGAAAGAGGTATCCGAATCGCTATCAAGTTCTTTGTCCCGGGCGAAGAAAAATTAGAGGCGGCATATAAAGAAGACATCGCTTTACAGATGCAGGCTATCCAAACAGCCCAGGCACTTTATCAAGATAAGCTAGCCGTACTTAGGGCCACTAACATGAGCGAAGTTCAGATGGAGTACGAGAAGGAAAGAGCGAAACTTGAAATACTGAAAGAGTTCAAAGAAAAAGGCCTTGCATATCAAAAGAAAGAAATAAAGAAGGGCTTTTCTCTAGCAGAAAAATCTTTCAAAGAGGGAGACCGGGCCGCAGTAAAACAGTTAAAGCAAATAGAACAATTTGCCGCACAGGTCGCTTCTACAGTGGTAAGTCTTGGCTCTACTCTTATAAAAGATCTTGTAGATAAAGAAACGACTACGGAGGAGGCTTTCAAAAAATTAGGTTACTCACTCCTAGAAATGGGCGCGACTGCTGTGGCTGAATTCCTTGTTAGGGAAGGTGTGAAGCAGGTCATGATCGCGTTTACCTCTGGTTTACAAATTACAGCCGCTGCCGCTGAGATAACGGCATCTAATACGGTAACTGGCGTGGTTGTCGCAGATCAGGCAAAACAAGCTGCCGCTAAAATAGCGGCTGCGGGAGCGGGTGTTGCTGCTGGTGTTGCTGGGGCTGCTGGTGGTGTTGCTGCTGGTGCTGCTGGGGCTGCTGGTGGTGTTGCTGGCGGTGCTATGGGAGGTATGTGGGGTATCGCCATTATGGCGCTTATAGCTGTCATAGGGGCACTTCTCGCGTGGCTCATGGATGATGAAGACTCTAAGTACCGGGAAGCGACAAAGCTAGAAGCCTTCTACATAAAAGAAGCAGAGCATTATTCTCATGGTGGGCTAGTTACAGGAGGTGCAGTAGGAAGAGATTCCGTTCGTGCAATGCTCACCCCAGGAGAATTTGTTCTTAATAAGCCTACTGTAGATTCAATACGCCAAGGTAAGCCGCCATCTACGCCTGGTAGGTATGCGCATGGGGGTATGGTTACTGCGGGGGGCGGAACTCAAATAGTCTTCGCTCCAAGGATAGAAACTATTGCACTACCTACATCCGTACAAAACATGCGGTACTTCCGAGATACTGTAGCTAAAACTCGGGGTAGGCTAGCTAGCCTAAAGGGTTAGTGTCGTGGCCTGGACTAGCTCACAGCTAAGCGCAGAAAGCCGCGCTGCCTACGACAATGATAAGCCCATTCTATTCGGGCATAATATCCTAGAGGGTACTACACAGTCTGCTTGGCGTACCTGGACCATAACTGCCACGTACATTGACTTTACGGCTTACGCAACTTCAGCCACCAACTATGAAGCGGCCAATTCAAGTTATCCGTTATATCGTGTTTGGGATGACCGCACTTACTTACAGTCAAAGGCTGCATTACCGGGGGCGCTTACGGACACAGACAGATGGGCGGCTGTCTTTTCTTTCCCAGCTTCTACGTTCGACACGGTTGCGATTATAAACCATAACTTTGGAGCTTTATCTAACGTCTACGGCTATAATGCTAACCCAGCTAACTCAGATTTTTATGTCCATGCTGTTATAGCAAACGACGATGCGTTTGATGCTGCTGCATTTGCCACAAAAGTTTATACTTGGAAAAACCCAGCCGATGATAAGCCTCTTATTGGGTTCAATCTTTCGTGGAGTAGTGACGTGCCGTACCAGCAATACACGGGCGTTACGAATGCACAAATATCGTTAGTCTGCTCTGTCGCAACAATGGGCACAGGTACAGGACAGCCTGCTGTGGGTGAGATCTTATTCGGTACTAGGGTACAGCTAAGGCAGCAAGCAACCGTTCCATATAGTGATAATAATCTTTTCGCAGACGCAAATACAATCGCGCCGACTGGAGGGCAGTTCCGACGATACGCGAGATCTTCTGGCGGTATGCGGTTTGAGAATACATATACTGTGACTTCTGCGGAGCGTGGCGATATCAATACTTGGTTTAGCTCTCACATCTCTCACGGATTAAAACACTTTTTGTATGTGCCCAGACCCACAAAAGCCGAGGGGGGAGGAAGTTTTGCTTATCCTAGCTACAATGTCTTTAGCGAGGGAGAGGCTTACTGGGTCGCGCTAGAACAAGATAGCTTTTCTCTAAACACGGTAGAGGGACCATTTGAACAAGTCTTAGAGCTGACCATGAAAGAAGTAGCTCCATATAACGAGAGAGTAACATAATGACAGTTGTTATCTCTACCGTGGACGCTAATAAAATAACGGCATACAGCGCGAATAAACCGTTACTCTTGGCTAAAAACATGCTTGCTGGGCAGACTACTGATGTAACGGGAGGCAGAGGACCAGAAACTATATCTGCTTGCTGGCGAAGGGATACTTCTCTATCTTCCGTACCTCTAAATACTACAGCGGCAGGTACGGTCTCTAATAATAGCGACAGCTTTCAGCACCCTCTACTTGCTTGCGACAGGCAGTTAACAGGAACTTCCGCGCCCTGGTATGGTTCGGCCAGGACACACGCGCTTATTTTTGCTTGCGAGTTCGGCACAACAACCCCAATAGACAGCATAGTTATCGCTAATCATAACTTCGCTCAGATAGCGGGAGCAGGCAGCATAGGATCGGACTTACGTGTAAAGGTAGCTATATCGGATACAAATAGCTTTACTTCTTATACACTTATCCAAGAATGGGAAGCCCCGTTTACTAACGAGCGCCTTGTATCCCTAGACCTGGGTAACGCTTTAGGAGCAAGCGGCGCGTATGCTTCTTACACTAAGGTAAATTATTTACAGGTGTTCATGTACGGAACAGCTAATATAAATGGTCCTCAGATTGGAGAGGTATTCGCGGGGCCAAGAAGACAGCTTTCGCGTACACCTTTGTTTGACAGTTATGATGCGGACTCCACAACGAACATAATAGGTTCATTTGTGTCTAAGGCAGGCAACGAAACACGCTACGCTTTTGCTACAGGTAGAGAAACCCAAGCACCCATTTTCAATCCTAGCGGTGACGCGGACTTAGGAACAACAGACTTATATTCCCTCAATGATTATGCTACCTTAAAGACATTCTGGGCAGACACAGACTATGGTACGCACTCTTTCTTTTTCTTACCTAATGTTTCTGGCAAGCCCAACGAGTGCTTCTTTATGTACGCCGACGATCTTGTTTTCCCTTCTAAGATCATTAGTGGGCTTACCGATCACGAGGTAGACTTTGCTTTTACTGAAGTCGGTCCTTTTTATAGTTCGGAGGTGTAGGTGCTTACTCTAGATCCAGATTTAGCAGAAGTTCTACAAAAGGGATCCTCTTCTCCTATATACATTGTAGAAATCTATAAAGGCAAAAGCACAGACGACGAACCCCTAAAGTTTTGTACGGGTGATCGACCTTTACGGAATGTAACAATAGGGGCAAGCACCCACAGACTTCAGAGAATAATACCAAACATAGTGACTGAGATTCAGTCGTTTGGTCAGGCTGTAGACGCGCTGAGTAGAGCAGTCACCATGTCGGACACAGATATTGTGCTTATTGATGACGGACATATTCGCCGAATACTAGATAGTGGTGGGGCAGCTATAGGAGATTCCACCGCTAGCTATCAACTGTTCAACTCAAAAATAAGCATTTTACTAGGAGAGCAGTCTTTAGATATAAGCAAGTTTCTACCCATAGGCAATTTCACTGTTTCGGATATCATTCCGAGTGAAGGCATAATCACAATTAGCTGTAAGTCGCTTTCTAATTTATGCACAAACTTCACAGTAAATAGAGCTTTCAAGGCGCGTACTCCTTTTGCCCAATTAGATCAGATTCTAAGACATACAGCAGCCTTATCTGACGTACAGTTAGACCGCGCAAGCTACGATCCCGAGTATGGTTATACCGATAATCTTTCTCCTACTATTGAGGCGGACAAGAGACATTGGGCAATACGGCAAGACAATAACACTGCCGGGGATCCCGAGTATTATAAAACCAATAAGCAACCAAAAGGTGTGAAGTTGTGGTCGCTGGTAAACAGCATCTCGTATGCCACGCGAGGTTTTACTTATCAAAGCGAGAATGGAAAAATAACTTATGTTCCATACGTAGTAGACAAGGCAGCTTCAAAACATCTTACGGTAAACGATATAGACACGTTCTCGCAAGATGGTTTGTACGGTAGTGTTATAACCCGTGTTACACACAATATAAAGTCCGTAGCAGCCAAAACAGGTTTTGAGCCTTGGGATGCCATGAACTTACCTAATCAACGTGCAGACCTTACACCTATCCACCGAAGTAGCTCTACATACTTCGGCGGGGTGAGTTCTGACACAGAATACACGACTCAGTCATCCGCACTTGCGCAAACATTCGCTTACCCCGATACGGGGACTGGCGCATTCCCCGCTTCCTCGTACTTTTGGAGGACGCTTGAAGATAGCTTAGACTGGTGTTCTGGAATGTCTAGTTGCTCCTTTCTTAGAGCACCAACAATATGCAGCAGCGGCGATAGGTCACTTGCGCCAACCATCTATCTGCCTCTCATAGACGGAACAATTTATGGTAGTGCCTCCTATACACACTCAGTTTTAGGCCCAGGTTCTTATGGAACTTTAGGTAAGATGGTTATTGAGGGTAAGCTCAACTGTGTAAACCCGATGCGCCTAGACTACATAAAAAGTGTGGTTCAATCCGGCCTCCCTATTCCGAATAAAATCATAAACGGCAACCAGCCCGGTGCGACCACCGATGGTTCTGTTACAGGGTACAACACTATTTGGCCCTTTAATAATGGCACAGACTCTACTCAGACCACTTTATCTGATAAAACGTTCATCCCTATTCAAAGCCCTGTTATTCGTATTGTAGATACCAGTGCTTCGGCGCAGGCAGACGGTGTTGTAGCTAAAGAAGGCTTGATTGCGCGTATTGATAATTCAAGTATCACCGGAGGGTCGATCTTATGGATAGACTGGAGGAACGACAGTACAACTGAGTTTACCGCAGACTTTTCTTCTTCCTATGCGTGGATAATTCTTGAGCCTCAATTTCCAATCTTTCCCGATCTAACTCGACGGGTTACTGCTTTTCCAGGATACCAAAGTCTTACAAGCATTGGTATTATTCCTAGACCACATGGGGTTGCTACTCACGCTGGGACAGGAGGTATCGGCGGGGCGAACCCCATACACACTAATGACTTTCAGAGATACTTTTATATCCAACACGCTTCGCTAGCTGGATTTTCTGGAATGGCTCTACAGCCCCAAGCTCCTTACGCCAACAATGTGTTGCCTAAGAATGAGTACCGAGGGCCTGTGCCGTGGATGAATAGACTTATAGCGCCCACTACAGGGTGGTCGGTAGACGGTCTATCCCAATACGGTCACTATTATACGGCCCTAACCCCTGCCTACGGTGATCGAGGCCAATCGTACTGTGCTCAGCTACGCCCACAAGAGAGAATAGATAGAGAGCCCGTATCTACTGGAAACATTGGCATACCTGCGTATGCTCAAATACTTTTAGAGTACAATGAGCCTTCGGGTACGAGTATCGGATCCTATGCCCCTACATCATTTATCAAGCGAGAACTTATAAAGTGTAACCAGGCTTACTTTGCTGCTGACATTGGGTGGGACGCTGCACTACCTATGCCTCCTGGGCTTCGGGCGATATCTGGTGCGCTGGGGCATTGTCACAGGTTTAATTATGAATCTAATGAGCCTGCTAGTGCTTTTACAGGCGACCGTACTCCACCTGGGCAACGACAACAACGCCTGGGAAGCTGTGGCGTATTTAGAGCAGAGGCTAGTAGCGTAAGCATAGATTCGGATGGCGCTATAAAGCCTTCCGGTAGGGGTGTAGATGGCACTACCGCGTATAATTATAACGTACCAAAAACTGTTTCCACGTTTACAAACCACTATACCGCAGGTAATTTTGGTGGAGGCGGCGACCCAGCAGATGCAGATCCCCCTAATTGGTTTTGGGTTGGCATAAAAGCCACCGACGTTACTATCGCTAAAGAAGTAAACCAACAAATTCTAGATAGGTTTAGTTCTGGTGCTCCCGTAGTTGAAATAACTACTAGCTTACAACACATAGACTTACAAATTGGTGATTTCATCACCATGGATAATGACATCTATCTAAGGTACGAACGTGACGGCACAGACGCTTACACAGTGTTTGAAATAGTCCGTAAGGAAGTAGCATTAGAAGGCGACAGTCCCCGCATAACTTTTGAGCTTTGTTGGGTGCGACAAGGGGCAGATGCAACTGTGCCAGGAACCTTCTTTTGGGAGACCGTAAACCCCATCATTGTTTCACCTGTCGGCGTCCTAACTCCCTTGATTGATATCGAAGGAAGGCTTATTTATACCTACGCCGGGGATTTAGTAAAAGGCATTTCAGAATTTCCTTCTGCGGGTGCTAGTGACCAAACGGAAGAACCATTGCCGTGACTACTGCACTTGCCATTACGCCTAATGTAAACATTATGTTTCTGGATACTACGGATGACGCATTAGACTTATCATTAGCAAATGGTGGTGGTCGTCCTAATGAGCCTCTTCATATTATTATGATTAGAGGGGCTAATACTGCATCCCTCGCGAGTGCGGACACCTTGATAAATCTCACTGCTGGCGCGGGTCATGGAGCTGTTACAACAATAACTTGGAATGAGGCAGGCGATAATCTTACACTTATATGGGAGGCTGTTTCTAAAAAGTGGAACATCGTTTCGTACTATGGTGTAGGGTTTAGCTAAAGGATAAAACTATGGGATTACACAAAAATCTAGCAGGCGACGATCTACACGATCCGAAAGGAAAGTTTCCTTCCCCCCTAGCCCTCGATACTAATACAGCGCAGGCATACCGCATATACGAGGACAATACTACCGACGCATACTTGGTCATAGACACCACGGATAGTGCCGAGGAAGTTACCGTAGGCAATACCACAACGAATCCTAAACTCACGCTTGCAGGCACCGGGTTATTTACATCGGGTGGTGGGCACAAGTACAATGTTACAAACGTTGAAGACGGCACCGTTGCTATGCTCGCCTCAAGTTTTGTTGTGCTGGTTGATACTTCTGGTGGTACAACTACCTATACTTTAGCAGACCCCTCTACTGTAGAAGGGCAAGTCTTCTACATAATTGATAAGGTCGCTAACTTTGCTACAAATAACTTTACCCTAACGACTGATTCTCCCGCCGAGCTTATTGATGGCTCTGCTTCGGATAAAGTTATCAGCGAAACCAATGCGCGCATTTGGTTATTCTGCGACGGCACTAGTTGGTACACGCTCCTAGATGATGCGGTAAGTATTCCGAGTGATATTGTTGCCGATACACTAAAGATCAATGGTGATACACTTGTCGCCAATCTACCAGGTTACGAAGACAAGGTAGGGGTCGGAACCGCGACTCCGGGGCAGAAGTTCGTGGTTGAGGATAGTGCTACCGATCCGCATCTGCATGTTCAAAAAACGGGCGGCAATCGAATTGATCTGTTTGCGACCGCTCTCAAGAGCGGGATTCAAGACGTATCCGGGGAAAGAATTAGTTTTATAAGCGGCGAAACCGTCGTGAATGGTGATGCCATAAATCTGGACTTTCGGATAAAGGGAGATACCGATGACAATCTCTTCTTTGCTAATGCGGGGACGGACCGCATTGGTATCGGGACAGATAGCCCGCAACGTCAGTTGCACATTGGCGATGGCGAGGATTCTGGCGAGGACGGGATCATTAGGTTAGAGGGCTACAGCACAAGCAGCGCGTATCATGAAATAATAGCCGATGGTGATAACTTACAGTTTACACGTAACACAACCCAACAACTGATGCTGAAGTATGACGGGTCTGTGGGTATCGGCGTGAGCAATCCGACAACAAAATTAGACGTAAACGGCACTCTAAAAGTAAGCGGTATTATTAGTGGGGTTGCAACTCCCTTGGTTGGAACGGATGCAGCAAATAAAACCTATGTTGACGCTAGCGGAGGCGGCGGCCTCGCAGCAGTTGTAGACGACACCAGCCCCCAACTTGGGGGCACCTTAGACCTAAACGGTTTTAGTATTGATGTTGAGTCTACCGAGTACATAAACATATCAGGAGGCGCGATAAAAGCAACTACCGGGTATGGCGTACATGATGAGGCAAATAACGAGCAGCTACTATTCACGAAGACGAGTAGCGCCGTAGATTATTTCAACATAACAAACTCCGCGGCAGGAGGCAGCTCTCTCGTCGCCACTTCTACAGCTCCCTTATTTGAGGCGTCTGGAAGCGACACAAATATAGATATGGGCCTGATGTGCAAAGGCACAGGAGCGGTAACGGTTCGTGCTAATGCCAACAGCGGATCGGCGGCGCAGTCTGGTGTCCTTAGAATCAATGCCGAATCAAATACAAAGAGCGTTAACTTAACGGTGCCGCTTAACGATGCGCTTACTTCTTACACGCTAACGCTTCCCGTGGACGCTGGCCTGGTTAATCAAGTTATGGAAACTAACGGCAGCGGAGTTTTGTCGTGGGTAACTCCGAGTGCTAGTGGCCTAACGTATCAAAACAAGACCGCTACTTTCTCAGCCGCAGTTGATTACTTTTACACTGTCGATTCATCTGGTGGAGATGTGACCGTAACCCTTCCTGCGGTTGGAACGGCTGGAAACGCAGGGAAGACGATTGACGTGTGTCATAAAGTCATCGGCAACAATATCATCTTCAGCGGCGACGACGGCGAAACAATCAACGGGGCCTTGACGTTGACCGTCGGCGGGACGGCGTATCAAAACATAACGCTCTTTTGCACAGGCTCAGAATGGTTAGTGAGGTAATGGCATGACTTACTTACTAGAAACACAAACGCGGTTTCTTGGCGACACCACGGGAACACTGGGCGACGGCCTAACAATGTATTTTCCCTTT